GATTTTAAGCCTGCGCTTTGTCTTTCTCAATGCAGGCTAATCGGATTCTGGCCTTCAGATCGATAGAGGCGCGCTCAAACTCCTCCTGCGAGATGCCATCGGCAATCCGATTGTTCATTTTCTCGCCTGCATCGATCGATTGCGCAGTTTCCCAATGCTTGCCACAGTAGGCACCCCGATACCGGCTGAAAATACTGGTGTCAGCCTGGCAAATCTCACATTTGTACGTTGCCATTTTGCTCCGCCAGTAGCCCCATTTGGTAGGCGTCAGCGCCCGTCGATTCTCCCGGCTGATTGCCGATCATCAGGTCCGGGCCGTTGAGAATCTCGAACAGCAGATCCTTGATAATCGGACGCAATGCCGCCTCGCCCATGAAGTCCTTCAGCTTGTCCATCCGTTCCGTTTCGGCCTTGTAGGCGGCGATATTCGTGGTGTTTTCCTTGTCCAGCCGCACGCCCAAGTGGTTCAGGTTGGCAATATCGGTTGCCTTCTGCTTGATCTGGAGTTCCTGTTCCTTGTCGTTGAGTTTCTGCTGCAGGCCCTTGATCAGCTCCATTGCGCCCTGTAGCTGCTGCTGCATCTGCTGCATTTCCGGCGTCGGGCCACCATTGATAATCTGCGGCGGAATCCAGTTCTGCAGGCGTTCGGCCATCTCTTGGGCCAGCGGGAAGTCTGCCGACTTGAACAGCAGATCCCCGATCACCTGAACGAGCTGCGGATTGCCGATCAGGATTTCCTTGGTGGCATTGAACGCTTCCTCGCGCTTGGTGTCATAGTTCGGGCCCACATCGGCCACCACGTCAAAGGTGCCGACATTCGGATTGAAGATCTTCTCGATCTGGCCCGTCAGCACGTTGCGGCGCTGCACCATCGCTTCCTTTTGCTGCGGATTGATCTGCACCGTTTCTTCTTCGCCATCTTCGCCAAGAATGCGAATAATGCGCTCTGTGTCGTAAATCTTCGGGATCAGGTCGATCAGTTGCTTGCCGGTAAAGCGGATTGCCTTCGCCATGCCGTCGATGAAGTGATAGGTCGCCTTGTCACCCTGGCGCTGGCGCTCATCGATGGCGACGCCAGAGCGCTCGTTCGACTTCTGACCAAACTGGGCTTCGTATTGCCCGCTGGTCATCATCATTTCGTTGGCGGCCATCTGCGCGCCTTCCATGAAGCCTGGAGCGCTAGAGGGTGGCTGCTGACGGGTCGGCGCCTGGACCGGCTGGCCTTGCTCGTCCGAACCGTTGTAGGGCAGGAACGAGTGATTATCGCGGTTGGCGGTAGACCAGTAGTTCTCCAGCCCTTCAAACGCCTCGACCGGGCCGACATACGGGGTTTTGGACTGCAACGCCACAAACTCAACCTGACTGGAAGAGTTGTAGTTGTACATGCGTTGGGCGTCCTTCATGTACCGGACCAAGCCCTTACGCTCGAGCTTGCCGTCAATCACGACTTCCTCACCGACACAGCGCACGATGGGGATGTACTTGCCCGCCCATTGCTTCTGATCGATGACGGCATTCCCCGCGATCAGATACCAGTTGACTTGGTTCTTTTTCACCCGGCGGCGCTTCACGTCCGGCGCTTTCTTCAGCAGCCTGGCCTGTGCTTTGGTGAATTCGGACTCACGCTTGAATACCGTGCTGCCATCCTCCTGCGTGATGGCAAACATGTACTCTTTGGACTCGTCGAGCTCGTAGTACTCCGCGATGCGGATATGGTCCTTCTGCACCCAGCCGCGCATATCGCCCGTGAAGGCGCCGTTCTCACTGCCTGCCGAGTCCGGATATTTGCGCAGGAATTCATCCTTGAGCATTTCGTCAAAGATGAAGGCAAATTTGGCATCCGAGCCGTCGAGTTCCTTGATATCTGGGTCCATCGCCACCGCGAGCGGATCCGGCACCTGACGGATAAAGATCTCCTGATCGAAGCCGTTGTCGTCGGTGTATTCCGTCAGGATGCGCCAGTAGCCAATGCCCCCGCCCACCTGAAACTCTGAGGCGCGGTCGTAAGCCGTTTGAGCGTTCGAGATGTACTCGATATGCCGAATGATGCCCTCAAAGACTTGGGCGGATTCATAGGTCGCGCCATTGCCGACCGGATGTACCTTCGCGCTGGGCTTGTTCTGCTTGCCATCGTTGACGACCATCAGCCAGTGCTGGTGCGTCTTGTTGATGGTGAGCATCGGGCGGCCGTCGATCTGGCGGTTATACCGAACCTGATCGGGCCACTGATAATTGTTGTCCGGATCGCCAAACAGGAAGCGGATATCGTCCTGAAACCGCGCCCGCTGGTCCCGTTCCCACTCAATAGTTCTTGTGAAACGTTTCTGAGCCCGTTCTACGATATCGTCTTCGGCAGTAGCCATGTCTTAGCCCATCCAGTTGCCGCCAGAGTGACGGCTCATGATTCCATTAGTCTTGCGCGGCATCGTTTCGTACTTCTTGTCGCCCTTTTTGGCCCGCACGACACCAGGGAACAGTTCAGTCAGCACCCAAATCCACGCGTCGGCCCGGTTTGGGGAATATTCGCCCATATATCCAACCGTCGAGAATGCCGATAATTCGTCTTCTAATTCCCGATAATAGCCTACGTGGCGAATCTTACCCTGTTCGTAGAGCGATGAAAATGGCTCTGCCCGCACCGCTTTCCCCCGGCTGGCAGTCACCATCTTGAATGGCGTACGAGCGCGGGACGTTTGAATGACGTGCTGCACCATTGCTCCGCCGTAGTTTGTCTCACCGACAACCAAATCCGCAGCGTGACGGTCATACGCGGACGTCGCCACATCACCCCAGACTTTCGGCCCAGCTTTGACCGTGCAGTCTTCCAGCAAATAGACATTCCCATCCATCCCTAGCCCACCAACGCAGATACCAATGGCGTCATTGTCTGCATTGTCCGCATCACCGGAGCCAGAAGGATCAATGCCCACGATAATGCGCTGCATATCCGGCAATGGCTGATCTTCCCGATGGCGCCATTTGTCGATGGTTTCTTCGGCAAATAGCTGGTTAGGCGTCGCATCGGCAAACTCGCCTTGCAGGAATCGCTTACGCAGGCGCGCCGACATGCCCTGCAGCGTTTCTAGATAGGTCTCGCTCAGGTTTTGAACGTTGTCGCCCGGGTTAATCTGGAAACTGTCGTAATCGTCAGGATTGGACAGCGGCTCACCCGTTTCCGGGTCGCGCTTCTGGATGAAGCGCTTGTAAGTCCAGTGGGCCTTAGAGGGTGGATTGCAATCGTAGTAAGCCCGCACCTTCAATGGCTGGTCCGGCTTGCCCTCGATCTTGGTATAGACGAGCTGGGCCAGACGCGTGATAGCCGTGTCCACCGATGACATTGGGATCTGACTGCACTCGTTGAAATACAGCGTCGCGAATTCCTTGCCGAGAATCTTCTCGACACGCTCCTTATCGTCCAGACCGCCAAACCAGACTTCAGCCGGTAGCTTTGGGTCGGACGTTTCGATGGTTGCGTATCCGTCTCCCTTGTGAAGTTCGTACTTCACACCAGGAAACGCGATCTTCATTACTTTGGGGAACGTGTCTAGCACGATCGATTCGTAGACGTGAAGGGCGCGGAATCGGAAGATGCCGTGTCGTGAGCCTGGCGCCTTGATCGCCCGCATGACGATATTGCGGACGTGGAGGAAGGTTTTCCCTGACCGGCTACCGCCAAACAGCATCAGATGCCGCGCATTCCCGGCCAGCATATGCTGAGCTTCAAACTGCTTGGGCGTTAGCTGGAACGTCACAGCGCCTCGTCGAGCGGCGTCGTCTGAACGATGATCGGGCCGCCATCCTTGCCCGAATGCTCAAGCATGAACTTGTCGCTGTACTTCTTAGGCGCCATCTTGCCCAGCACCCATTTGCGGGTTTCTACCTGCAAACGGCGATGCTCAATCATGTCCGCTTCAGTAATCTCCAGCCCAGTCGCTTTGCTGACGGACTTTTGCCCCACTTGGGGGGTATCCGCAATATGCACCATCTCGTCAAACAACGTTTCTGCCTGGATTTCCCGCGCGCGCGTGTATTGCTCACGGAACTCGTCGTACTTCGCCAGCCATCTGAAGATCGTTGCCATCTTTGGCATGTCGTCATCTAGACAGATTTTGCGGACGCTCTCTCCGTCTGCGATACGCTCACAGATCAAATCCGCCTTGTCCGGCGTGTAGTCGGTTGGCCTTCCCCCAGCCATTACTTAGGCTCCGCGCAATATTGTTGCTCGTCGACCGATGGGGAATCCTCACTTTTCATGAGGAAATCCACATATCCGCGCAACATTTCCTCCGATTCTTCAACGGAGTTGGCAGGAAAGTACATTTGAGCCAATCGCTGATTAGCGACTTTGGCGAATTCGTCGAGCGAATACATTGTTGCCTCTTGCGAGTATTGAACCTGTCTATCCCTGACAGTAGGGTTTCTACCTAGATTTGCCGGTTGTAATAGTCGGTGAATGGCCCGCTGTTACGCTGGATACCGAACATACTGCCTACCACGTCGGTATTGTTGTTATTCACTGCCTCACATCTGAGCCATACATCTGTGGTGGCTACATAGGAGATGAGTGGGCAACCATCTGCCTCGTGGCGGTATGGCTGCGTGGTCGTGCAGCTCACCTGCAATCCCTTGATCAGCCGGCCCGACGAGCTCTGATTGCACAGACTGAACTTCGCCGAGCGATCCACCGTATCCGTCCGGTTAATACAGAACATGATCGAAATCAGATCAAAGCTCGATCCCTTGGGCACGGTATACAGGCTGCTGCGCTCAAATCCTACGCCTGGCGTCAGGTATTTATAGGTTGCCCCAGCTCCGCCCGCTAATCTCACTGAGATATTACCAGCATTATTATCGCCTCGCGTGCCGCTGGTCGCGACGACCAAGGTATTCACGCGAATGGCTGGCTCGGGTAATGCGACCGGCGTTAGACCGT